TCACTCCACATAGCGAAACCCCTGCACGGCGCGGAAATGCCCGCCGTAGCCGGTCCCGGCGGGCTTGAGGCCTCTGCGCGCCCGGGAGGCGGCGAGGGTCTTCATGCTGCGCTCTTTGGATTCGGCGTAGAGGATGGCCGAGACCTGCGCCCAGAGGGGATCGCGGCGCAGGGCTGCGGCGAGGCCCGGGTGCGAGGTGTGAAAGAGCATCGGCATCGGTTTGTCATAGCGGTTCACCCCACGCCGCCAGAGGGCGCAGACCTCGTTGAGAAACCGCAGGCCCAGCCCCGCGCCCTGCCACTCGGGCATGACCACAAGGCGGCAGGCGCGGCCCTCGACCAGCCCCGGCCGGGTCGAGACGGCGAGATGCGCCACGGGCGCGCCGTCGACGAAACCCACGTAGTAATTGGCCGCGATCATGCGCGGCAGCTTCAGGTAGTGATGCGGCTCAAAGGCGGGCCAGAAGGAGCCGTCTGTCTGGTGAATGTCCATGGCAATGCGCGGTGCCCGTCGAAGACGCCTCCAGCGGAACTCGGCCCGGCGGGTGTCGATCACCCAATCGGGCTGCAACCAGGACACCACGTCCTCGTGACAGGTGACGGCGACGAACTGGCCTGCGCCGCGCCGCCACGCCTTGGCAAAGGCGGCAGCACCTATTTGGGCCACGCGCCGGTCGATGGTCGAGGTGAACTCGTCGAGAATGGCAAAGCTCGGCCGCTCGGCCAGAATGCGCGCCAGCTCGGCGCGGAACTGCTCGCCGGTCGAGAGATGGCGAAAGGGGCGCAGCCAGCTGGGCACCGTGCCAAGGCCCACGGCCGAGAGAGCCGCCGCCACCGCGTCGAATTCCCCCTCGGGATCAATCGCGTCGATCAGCGCGCCCTCGGGCCACGGGTGCGGGTCAAGCCCAGCGCCAAAGGCCGCGCGGGCGAGCGAGGATTTGCCGCTGCCCGAGGGGCCGACGATGAGGCCGATCTGCCACGGCCGGGTCAAGAGGTCGGCCTCGACCTCGATGCGGAAATCCGCGTCGCCCTCGACGTTGAAGAGGCTGGAGACCCGCGCCGCGCGGTAGGTGTCCGGGATGGGGCTCGCGTGGTGAATGGCGAGCTTCATGTCACCACCACGCGGCACTTGAAGCCCTGACGGCGCAGGCGGCCAAAGGCGTCGACTTGGGCGGCCTCGTCCTCAAGTAGGACGATCACGCCATATTGCCGCCGGTAGCGGGTGCCCTTGGGGAGGCCCGGCGCACCGGGCGGCAGCTCAGGTTTCGGGAGGGTGGACGATCTGGCCAAGTTTGGCTCCTTCTCTTAGCGCATCGCGCTTTGGGGGAAGGGCTCTTGGCCTCGGTGTGTTCATGGCCCGGCATCTTGGGCACTTGATCGAGATGCCGGATATCCGCGCGCCTCTCGAAAACTTGAATAACAAACGGCCACATGCGCAGCAACGAGCATCTCGATCTTCCACTTAGAATCACCTCATAAGATAACCGCCCCCTTGGGGCAGGGAGCGGCCATGAGGTCTGTCTGGTCGGCGGGGTCCCGTTTGGTGACTGGCCCCGTGCCCTAGGGCGCGTGTCAGAAGCGCGCGCCCTAGGGTCTCTTAAGCGCCACACGGGACCCTGCGGCCGGTGTGGTTCGCCAGTTTCGCGCGGGGCAATTCGCCGTTCCAGATGAAGGATTTCCGAGGGTCCCACGGTCCCCTGCGCTGTTCGACCCCTTTGACGCTGCCAATCTCTGAGCGGGCCGCCGGAGACACGCCTATCTCGCCGGGATGTGAACGGGAGTGAGGCCTTATGCAGCCCCGCAGATCTCGACCCTGCCCAGAGAATCGCTCATTGGTGCCGCGGCTCTCCTCCGAGCTTGGGGCGACGTTGTGTTGTGTTGGTCGGCGGGGCCGTGCGTTTTGCATCCCCGTGCCTCGGGACGCGCTCTCCCTGCGTCCCGAGGCCTCCATTAAGGCAGACCTGTCAGGGCCACCACGTCGCGGCGGAATAATCCGCCGGGATCGGGTCCATGGCCAGCAGCGCAGTCAGGACTTAGCTGTCGAACCCGGCCATTTCAGTCTCGAACTGCCCAAGCACATCGTCAGCATCCGTTACAGATTGCGACAGACTAATGGCCTGGATCGTTTCGATCCGCACCTTTTCCAGCTGAGCGCCAATGCCTCTCCACTGGGCCGCCAGATTCAGAAACACTTGGGCAACCTCATAAGGGCTTGAGCTCGTAGATCCGACTTCTCCGGCAATAAATGGATAGTCTTGTTCCCAGCCTGCCACCGTGTTTGGTTCGGGTGTTGCCGCAACATAAGCCAAAGCCTCGGCTTCCTTGGCCATGTAGATCATGGATTGACCCGCAATCGGAGTGATGAACTTGGACCTGATCTGATCCATTCTCTTGTTGACGGTATCCTTGGCTTTAGCCTTGCAAACGTTCAGTTCGCGCGCTTTGCTCACTTCGGAGCGGGACAATATGCGTGTCATTCAATTATTACCTCCGCAAATGTTGGAACATGGGGAAATGGTGCTTCGACCTCGACCCGGTATGTTCCGGGGTCAATAAATTCAAATGCCTCCTCGTGATCATCTGTTTCGGCAATGATTGTTGCCATGACTTCTTGACCAGTTTGATCAAATACATTGATCGCCGTTCCTTCGGAGCAAGGCGGAACAATTATCTTGCCATCGCTTGAATAAGGTTGGGGCGACTTTGGTCTTGAAACAAGGATGCCTTCGACAAGCATCATGTTACTCAGCTCATACAGAGTCACCGGAACGGGTGTTTGAATCTCGCCGTCGCTTGGTTGATCGACCACAACCCTCATAAATCCCTCGGGCTGACCGCTGGTAGAAACTGCTTCCTGGACAATGCCCTGTTCGTTCAATTTCACAAAATATCCCATGTTACCTCCTTACTGCCCTTAGACTAATAGTTGCGTTTCTCAGGCAGTTTTGGGTTGTTGACAAACCTCCTGTCGGAAAATCATAGACCGTCAAAAGACGAAGCTGGACGCTGTCCGCATTGTAAATGCGATTGGTTACAAAGTGTCTTTGAGTGTAAGTTGCGCCAATACCGCCGATAGCATAACCACTATTGTAAAGGTTCGCCCAAGCGCTCCAAGAGCCCGCAAAGTTGATCCGTTCTTGTAACAGGAATGCGGTGTTCACAACTCGGCCATCAAAAGCCGATGTTCCCGCCGGCCTATGTTCAAAGAAGGTACCAATTGTATACATTGACTCTGGTGTGGCGTCTCCAGACGAAAGTGTGGTCAGGCAGTGAACTGAGTTATGTGCAACGTGCTGAGCGGCAGTGCTAAGTGCAGTTCCCCCATCAGAAACAGAACCTTCGACAAGCGAAGATCGAACGATCAGACTGTTGAACTCGGCACCACCGTTTTTGTTGATCTGCCATCCAATAGAACCGGCAGAAAAATCATCAGATTGAAGAGCATCACCAAACAGAGCCAGACCAGCGGCCGCGAAACTTCCAGTGTTGATATGATTGGATTGAATCTCACCATCAACAATCAGCTTTCCAGTATTCATCCGGCGAGCCATGACGCCGCCGATATAGCAGTTGGTGGTGCCGTTATTGCCCTTGATCAGGCGAATCCGAGCGAATTTGTAACCAGCCGGAACATTGATAGCGCCCTCAATCTTCGTGATGGAGGTAGAGGAGACGGCACCAATATTCGCGAAGATGTAATCGGTCCCGTTCACGCCGGAAAATGTCGGGTTCCTGGACAACTGCAGGTCCGCATAAACGTTGCCTGCTCCGGCGACGATCCGTGCAAAATAACGGAAGTAGAGCTGTTCTCCTTCACCGTTCAACTCAATGGTAAAGAGGCCATTGGATACGGTGTAAGACGCGCCGTCTCCCTGCAAGCGCACGAGGTTGGTGGATCCCCAGCTAGAGATGGCAGAAGTCGTGATCCAGTCGACGCCAGTGGGGTTGGTCCATGCGGAATGATCATCAAAGTTGGCGTCGACGTTCAAGTTATCAAAGGACCCGATAGCCATATTCCGCGCGCGGACGGCGTTCACCGCCAACTGATCCGCGCCAATGGCGCCTGCCGCGATGGAAGCGGCCGTAAATTGCCCCACCACATCGGTGCTGGCGACCGAGGCGACATAAGCCGTGCCATTCCAGCGATAGATTTTGCCGCCAAACGCGACCAGCTCAGTCGATTTGACCGTGGGCAGAGACCCCACAACCGTGATCGGCTCCAGACCCGCCGCAAAGCTCGTCGCGTCAATCAGCCCTTGAAGTGCCTCCTGATTGATCACGTCGCCCGCCGCGCGCGCGGTGGCCGTCACCCTCGCAGACCAGCCTGATTTGTTGCCCGAGGTGTCGACCGCGCGCACCCAATAGTTCAGGGTCTGGCCTGCTGTCAGGTTCTGGCTGATAAATTGCGGCGTGGTGGTGATATAGGTCGGCACAGTGCTGACGCCCGGAGCCGTGGCCGACACCCGCTCGACGATCTCATAGCGCGACAGATCGCTTTCGGTGTTGGCGGTCCACTTGACCCAGATGCCCTCGAACATCCCCTCGGCGGTGATGCCGCTCGGAACGGCGGGCGGTATCGTATCGACCGCCGCCGTGATGCCAACCGCCGCCGACCAAGCCGACTTGGTGCCAATCGCCGACACCGCACGCACGCGCATCGAAAACACCGCTCCCGGCACGCCATCGCGAGACCACGCAGGCCCTCCGGCCGGAAAGATAGTCTCGGTCCCGCCCGTGGTGACCCCCACCTCGTAGCTGACCGCATTCGCTACAGCACCCCAGACTGCGGAGACCCGCGAGAGGGCGTCGGCGACCAGCACCGTTGCCAGCGCCAGTCCGGTTGGCACAGTGACGGCGGTGAGCACAGGATCAAGATCGGCACCGGTCAGACGCACGTCGTCGGTTGTGACCCATATCCACCCGCTCCAAATCCCTTGGCGATTGTCGGAGAGGGCCTTGGCGCGGACGCGCAGGTCGGTGAGGGCGGGCACGGGCTGGATGGTCGAGAGACCGCGCTCGACATCGAGGACGGTACCGCTCCAGACCTCTTCCTCGGTATCGCGCTTTTGGCATTCGATGGCGATGCCTTTGATGGTCTCGGCAATACCCGAGGCGTCCCAAACAACGTCTACGGCCGCATGGGCGCGAGTGCCTTCGGCGTTCGTGACGATGCGCGCGGCGGCATCAAAGAAGGGCAGGCCCGCGTCGGTGGGCACGGGGCGGGGCAGGACCGAGCTGCGGTCGGGGATCTCATACGCCCCGTCGGTCTCGAAATCCTCCGGGTCGCGTTCGCGCAGCGAGGCAACGACGGTCAGGCGGTGCAGATCGAGCACGATCTCGGTGACTTCAAAGAGCTTGTCCGCGTAGTCGTTCCACGCGCTCGTCACCGAGACGGTATTGAGCGGGCGCAGCCCGGCGTAATCGGGGGGCAGCGGCCAGGCGTGACGCCGCCAGCGGCGATGATCGTTGAGCATGGCTTGCGCCAGTTGCCCGGCCTGTCCCGGGTTGTAAACGGCCGGAAGATCGAGCTCGAAGTTCCGCGCGATGCCGTCCTCGGCCTCCCAGTCGGCATTGCGGATCTGATTGAGGGGCACGCCGTTCCAGAGCGCGCCGGGCGAGACGTATTTGGCGGTGACGCGGTTGAAGATCTCGAGCAGTTCGGGGAAAGGGTCCTTGGTCGCGGCATCCGTCACCAGAAGATCGTCATCGGTGATGCTGGCCACAGGGATATCGGGGGCGTCGGCCTGAATGTAGAAGAAGCCCCCGAACTCCGCGATCTGGCCATTGCAGGCGGCGAGCAGCTCGTCGATCACCTCGCCGGGCGTGTCCTCGGCGAATTTGATCTCATAGCCCGCCTCGTACTTCCGGCGGTCGCCTAGGTCGACGTCGCAGGCGTTCATGGCAGGTACCCAGTTCCAGCCGGGCAAGTCCTCGGCCTCGGCCTCGCCGCCCCAGACCGATCCGTCATAAAGGTCAATGCCGCGCAGGATGTTGTAGATTTGGACCACCGGGTTGCGCGTGGGCTCCCAGGTGGTGGGATCATTCCAGCGATGCGGCCCCGTGCCCCCGGCCGTGCCGTCGCGGCGCAGGTCGTAATAGGGCACGCCGTTTTCTTCGTAGCGTTGCTCCGGTGCGCCATTTGGCCAGACCTTTGAACTCACCTCCATCGTGAGAATGGCGTAAGGAATACCCCGCCCGATATGGGCCTCCGTCCAGGGCGTCTCGGGGTCCTCGGCATAGTTCGCAACCAGCATCGGATCGGCGGCGGTTTGAGTGCCGTCATAGACTTTGATCCAGGCATAGTCTCGGCCGAGGTCGCGCTTGGCGATGAGCGGGAAGCCGTAGTCGGGATGCGCCTCCTCAGCCAGCTCGGAATAGACGCCGTCCACCATCACGCGGCTGAAGGCAGCACCGGGCAGACCGCCCAGCTCGATCACGGTCTGGTAATACTTGTTATTGGAGCCATGGCTGTTGTGGTAGATTAGATGTCCCTTGGTGGCGTAGAGGCCGACAATGGTCGTCTCGCTCTCCAGCTCGCCGCGCGTGGTGGCGGTCACTTGCAACCCGAAGGCCGTGTTGCGCCCGCGCCGGGCGCGGCGCTGTTGCAGGATCGATAGGCCGACACCGGCAAAGAGGCGCAGGGCAAAGAGGGCAACAGCTTTGACTGTAATCCCGGCAAAGACGGCCGCTACTGCGGCAGCCACTGGCCCGGCCGAGGCCGGGGCGGCGGAGGCCAGTAGGAATGCCGTGACCCATGCGAGCAGTCTCATGGCCGGTAAATCCTGATGGCGCGATCAAGCGGCACCGCGCCCAAGCCCCGCATGGGGCGCAGCACATGGATATGCCCACCGCCGACGATGCCCATGGCCTCCTCATCTGCCTCGATCAGGACGGCGACGTCGCCGGTCTGCGCCTGCATCCAGCCCGCGTTCTTGACGAGGATCGAGGTCAGAACCTCGGCGGGAGAGGCAAAGCCGTCAGCGGCCAATAGGTCGCGGCCCTCTTCAAGGCTGCGGTATTTTCCACGCCAGCTGGCCGCCGGATCGACGCCGGTCAGCTCTGCAATCCAGTCGGCTGCGAACAGCGCACAGTCGAGCAGGCCCGGTCGGAACGTCGCCGTGCGCCGCGCGTCAAGGAACTGCCGCAGGAGAAGCGCCCGGTCGGTCATTTCCGGTTATCCCCGTCCACGTTCAAGGGCGGCGGAGGCGGCGGGATTTCTGTCACGACCGTCTCTTGGCCCCATGGGATCGGGCGGTCGGCAATGCTGGCGGCGTGTTCGCGGAAGCGGTCGGACGGGTCGCGCAGCCGCTGTGCGGCATCGGATTTGAAGAGCGGCTGGCGGAAGGTGAGCGGGCGCGTGGCCGAGGAAATCACCAGCTCTGTGCGCGATTGATCGCCGAGCTTGGCCAAGGTCTCGGGTGCCGTCTCGAGCCGCCCCTTGATCACGCGATGTGGGGTCCCGAGCGGCGCGCCGGTGTAGATATCGAGGGGCTGCGACCAGACGCGCACCCGGGCTTGCGCCGCCTGATAAACCTGCAGCGCCAGCTTTGCGGCATCGGTCATGGGCGGCAGGATCACGCGGTGGCGACGCACCTCAAGGCCGATGCCCGCGCGGATCGGCGGCACCTCGATCACATTGCCCGCGCCGAGGAAAAGATGGGTTTCGCCGTCGACGGTGAAGGTCTGGTGATCGTCTCCGGTCCAGAGCCCCAAGGGGACGATCTCGCCGGTGATCCGGTCGCGCGGCTCGATGAGTACGAGGATATGGACATCGGTGCCGCTGCGCTCGGCAAACTGATCCGTCTGGGCAAGGTCAAAGCTCATACGCCGCCCCCCAGCGTCTGTTGCCAGGTGAAGCTGCCGCCTTGGGTGAGGCTCGAGCGGCCCGGTCCCGGTTTGAAGGAGAGCAGCTTGGCCCGCAGCTGGGGCCGGTCAAGGATAACAGAGGCCCCCACGACCACGCCGGGCCGCAGAAAGGGCGTGACCTCGAACGGGGCCGTGGCCCCGGTACCATCCGCCGAGACCGTGGCATTCATGATCCGGTGGATGGCAAAGCGCACGGGGCTCGCCAGATATTGAAAGCCGATCTTCTGGCCCCGGCGCAGGGTAAAGTTGGGCGGCAGACCCTGAAGGCTCAGTTCGCGGTTGCCGGGGGTCAGGCTTTGGATCGTAACCGACTGCGCGGACCAGTTGATGCCCGCCGGATAGGCAGGGTCTTGCGGTGCGGGCTGGCGGCGGTCGTAGACCATGAAGGACGCGCCCGGCTCGAGCAGGCTTTCGATCAACGTATCCTGCGCGGCAATCGCCTCAGGCTCTGATTTACCCAACACCACTTCGCCTTGCCAAAGCCGCGTGCCGCGCCGATGCACGATGACCTCGCCCCCGGCGGTGACCGAATTGGTGCTCTCGCCGCTGAGGAAAAACGTGGCCTCCTCGATGCCCAGAAGGCCGAAAAAGCCCGAGACCGGAAGGGGCCAATCCTGTACCGCCATCATCCTCTCCCCAATGGATCGCGCCGGATCGCCTCGACCCGGCCCGGCAGTTGTTGCGCCGAGAAATCGTCAACCACCTCGATGGCCACGTCGCGCGCGCGCTCTTCGGCCACGACGCGGAAAAGCTCGGACGGCTCGATGCGCAGGCGCGTGACGCCATTGTTCTGCGCGCCGGAGTTGCCCGCCGCCCCGGCGGCACTCCCAGCCTGCGCGGACAGGGGCAGGCCGCCCCCGGCAAAGCCCGGAATGATCGCGCCTGCGTTCATGGCCTCGAGCACCGCGCGGTTGCGCGCCGTGGCCTCGGCCGTCATGATGAATTCCCCCGCGCTGACAAAGGCGGGGATCTTGTCGCCCCGGCCTGTACCTGCGCCCAGAAGGATCCCGGGCCGGGTCACAAGAGGATCGCCGCCGGTGGCAAAACCGGGCAGGGCGGCGGCGGGCAGGCCGCCATGTCCAAAGGAGAGCAGCGAGCCGCCGGAAAAGAGATCGAAGAGGTCACCAAGCCCGCCGCCACCGCCGAAAATTCCGCTTAGAAGACCGCTGCCGCCAAAGAGCCCGCCCAAGGGACCTGACCCGAGGATCAGCGCTTCCTTGGTCGCGCGGATGATCATGTCGCCGATCCCCTCCCAGACGTCCCGGACGCTTTCGGCCTCAAGCAGCACGTCATCGACGGCGCGGCTGAATTCCTCCTTGCGCTCCATGGCGACGCGCTCGGCTTCATGCGCCTCGACCAGCTTCTCGAGTTCTTCGCGCTGCTTTGGCGTCGCGGCGGTCAGGCGTTCGCGCAGGCGGATCAATTCACGCTGCACCGGGTCGCTCTCGCGCAGGGCCTCGATCTCGCGCCGCTTGCTCTCGATCAGCCGGTCGAGCGCCTGCTGTTCGCGCAGGGTCTCGTTGGTCGATCCGCCCCGCGCGCCGCCGGTGGAGCGCACGGGCCGGGCGAGTTCATTGAGACGCGCGGTTTCCCGGGCCAGTTCGACCACGGCGTCCCGTCGCGCGTTGAGGGCGTCGACCGTTGCCAGATCACCGCTGGCCTCGCCCCTAATGACGGCGGTTTCCCGATCGAACCGCGCCCCTGCCAAGGCCCCGGCGCGGCCTACTGGATCATCGCGGAACTCTGCCCGGATGCGGGCGTTCTCAAGTCCCACTTCGCCTTGGGACTGCAGGTCAGCTATCGCGTCGACCGCGCCGCGCACTTCGGCCGCAAGGCGTGAGGCCTCGTCGGCGGCCGCGCGGATGCCGCCGGAAATGTCGCTCGTGGCGATCTCGAATGCGGCTTGTGCCGCCTCGCGCAGGGCCGCTTTCGTCGTCTCGCTGGCATTGGAGGCCTTGATCTCCTCGAGCTTGGTGTCGCGTGCAAACTGCGCGCGCAAACGTGTCGCTTCGGCACTGTCGGCACCATGGCGCGCGATGGCCTCGGCGATTGCGTTTTGCTCAGTCATGGTCGAGAGCAAGGCCTGTGCGGCGGCCTCGGCCTTCAATTGCTCGCCGGTGGCCTTGGTCACCAGATCAAGAAAGGTCAGCAACTCTTCGGTCTGGCGGTTCTGGTCCGGGTCTTCGGATTGCAGTTGGGCGACTTCTGCCAGCCGGATGCGCATCTGATCCAGCGTCAGAAGCCGGGCTTCCTCCGTCTCGGAGATATCCCCCACAGCTTTTGCGGCGGCGGTGTAGCTTAGAATGAGGGCCTCAATTGCAGCTTGCTGCTGTTCAATTGTCCCGCCTGCGGCGTCCTGCAGCGCGATCAGGTCCTCCGCGACGGCCTCCGCAAGCCTGCGTTGCTCGTCAAATACGCCACGGTTTCTGATGATCCCGCCAAAATCGAACTCGTCTTCTATGGCGCGACGGTTAAATCCGACGCCACGCGCGGGGTTTATGCCTGTCTCGTCGACAAAGGAGCCGATGCTCGATGCCGCCTCACGCTGGGCCGAGCGTTTTTCGGCCTCGACGATCCGGTCGAGGATGTTTTGCGCGCGCTCGACGAAGCCTTCGCCGAACCGTTCGGCCAATTCGAGCCGTGTGGCGGAGGCCTCGGCAATCTTGTCGCGCAGGCTGTCGATGCGGGTCTCTAACGCCTCGACGGTATCGGCAAAGCTCTCGCCCTCGTCAGAGGCGGAGGTGAACCAGTTGACCACGGCCGCCGTGGCCGCCAGCGCACCGATGGTGATCAGATTGATCGGGCTCAGCATCGACAGGAAAGCGCCGCGCAAGGCGCGGAACGCCCCCGCAGCCCCGAGCGGCCCGATTACCTGAGTGATTTGCGTGCCCTGCTGAATGGCGAGCTGAAACGGGTTTTGCCCGGCGGCCAGCATGACGATCACATCATTGCCCTGCGAGACGAGATTGCCCATCGACCCGGCGGCGAGGCTGGTTGCGCCGGACAATTTCTGAGTTGCAGCGGCGTTAACATTCGCGGCGGCGCTGGCCGTCGACAGGCCCGTCGCCGAGGTTCGCGCTGCGGTCCCGAGTTGCCCCACGCCGCGCGCGGCCGCAGCACCTTGGGTGCCCACGCCGCGAATGTCCCGGGCAGTCCCTTTGGCGGCGGTGCCGGTGGCCTGCAGTTCCGCCTTCGCCTGATCGGCGTCCATCAGGATTTCGCCCTGGACACGCAATGTCATCTCAGTTCTCCCGCATCGCGGCCACGGCCGCGCCTTCGATCACCTGCACCTCGGCCCAAAGCTCGGGCGTGATCCGAACGCCGCTCATGCGCAGGCCCGCCCGCGCCGCCGTGTAATCGAGACCCACCACGCGGAACCCTGCCAGCCCGGCCGAGACGGTGCGCCATTGATTGCAGACCGCGAGGAAGGCGCGCACGGCAGGGACATTCTGCGGCCAAACACCAGAGCCGGGGCCGGACGGATCACGACTGAGCTGGCCCGGGTCGATCCCCCAGAAGGCCGCCTCGTCGTCATGGTCGCTGCCCTGGTCATCGCCGATCAGGTCGCCGCGTGCCCATGCCCGCCCGACCCATTTCAGTTTTTTACCCGTTTCCCCATGAGGGCCGCGTAATAGGCGTTGATCATCGCCACGCGGACATAGGCCAGACCGATCAGCCGGTCGCGCAGGCTGTGGCTGTAGGGCAGCGTCTTGCCCTTCTCGTCTTCGACGTCGTCAAAACCCACCACGGCCGCCGCTAGAAATTCCCGCTCACCGCGTGTGGTGCGCATGTCGAAAGCCTCGATTTCATCGTCGGGCAGCACGCGGAACGTGACTTGCAGGTCCTGCAAGTCATGGCCCCCGTCGGTGGGCACCTTGATCTCGACGCGGTGGGTAAAGGTCGGGGTCGGGTCGATCTTGAACATGGGGTAAACTCTCTTTCAAAGTGGCGTTGAAGGGCGCGTTAAAGCCCCTCAGGTGAGCGTCATCGTCCACTGGTCGGCAGCGGTAGCGGTGGTGGGCAGCGGCACAAGGCGCAGCGGCCACTCCTTGCGACCCTGACCGTCCTCAAGCCCTTCAGGACGCTGCATCTGCGCATTCGGGGCGGCGATATTGACGATGTTGCCTGCCGTCTTGCCGTGCTCGATCTCGACCGGCACCTTGGCTTGGGTGGCGGCCATGGTGAACGGGTTGAACGTGGCCAGCGCCACGGCACGCACCCGCGCCTCGACGGTGTTCTCATGCCCGTCGAGTAGCACTTCCTCCTCACCGATCAGGAATTGCGCCTCGACGCGATTGGCGAGGGTGAGCTTGAAGCTCCGCATCACAAGCGCTGTCTCATCAATCGTGAAGGTGGGCGTGTTGGCATCCGAGGCCGCGAGCGGATCGGGAATGCCGGTGAAATCCGCCGTGGGTACCGCCACGTCGGCCGGGGCCACGTAGAGGGCGGTGAACTCGAACTCGATATAGGGAATGCCCGAGGCCGAGACGTCAAATGCGGCGGTCCCGCGCACCCCCACCATGGCATAAAGCGTGCCGCCGATATTGAGGTGCAGCGTGACGCTCTCAAGGTTCGAGTAAACCCGATTGTAGACCACAGAGGTCGCCGCCGTCACGGTCTCGGCACAGCCACAGGCCCGCAGGAGGCGGCCCCAGCGGGGCGCGGTTCCGGCGGTGCCGGAGCCTGCCAGTTCGACCTTGAACGAGATGGTGCGGTGCAGATCGACCGGGATCGTGCCGGTGGGCCCGCCGTGCGGCGTGTCGAGATTGCGGTCGAGATCCTGACCCTGCATCGGCGACAGGCGCACGTCGGTCGCGAGGATTGCGTCGCCGCCAGTAGGGGTGGCGTCCGTTCCATAGGTGGTTTCCAGCTTCGCGAGCAGGACTTTGCGTCTCCAGAGCAGGCTCATTTGTTGGCATCCTTCTTGTCAGATTTGGGCGCTGGCGTGGGCTTGGGGCTGGCCCCGGCAGGTTTCAGCGCGCCCTTGTCGTCGCGGGTGTAGGATCCGCCGGAGGTGGGAAGATTGGTCATGAGATGATCCTCAGTTGATCGTCGATGGAGAAATCGAGCTGATAGGCGAGGCGACCGGCTCCGCTCTCGATGAGCTGGCCGCGCTCAAAACGGTGCACGCCGACCTCATCACCGGGTGCCCAGCCCGCCAAGGCGCGGATCACGCGCATCAGGAACTGGTCGATCTTGTCCAGGGCGGCGGCCCCCGTGCGGTCAAAGGACTGCACGAAGATCACCACGCTCGTGCGATAGGTCAGCATCTGGCTGTAGACGCCCGACGCGGCATCGGCGCGCCCGCCCTGCATGCCGGAGGGAAAGACATAGGCCGCGACCGATTGCGCGGGCAGCTTCTTGGAGCGGATCAGATCGACAAAGGCGCGCCCGCCGTCGACACGACCGGCAAGCTCGGGCACCTCAGCCTCGATCCGGGTGATGACGTCGCCGATCATTTCAGAACCCTTTCAGGCGGTCGCGGCTGAAGGTGCCCTCCGGCGCGCTGATCTGCGGAAGCTGGGGGTTGCCCCGCACAGTGTCCCCGGGCGTCTCGTCGCCGAGCGAGGCCTCGCCCTTGCGCACCTGCCGCAGAAAACTGACGGCGTCCTCATAGCCTTCCTTGGCCCCGTCAAAGGCAGCGGCCCGCGCGCCGAGAAGCCGATACCAGGCAATCGCGGCGGCGTGCATGGTGAGCGCACGCGGTGGGTTGGACGCATCGTAAAGCCCCGCGACATAGCTCTCGGCGACGGAGACGGCATCGTCGACGGCCACCTGCAGTGCCACCGTGTCGATCACCCCAGGCATTGTGTCACGCGCCGTGACTTCGGCGAGAAACCCCTCGCCGTAGCGGTCGATCATGTCGCTGGGCAAAAGATAGGGCATGTCCGCCTCCGGGTCCGGTGTTTGGGTGCCGGTCTCTCCCAGCTGTCACGCCTGATCCTAGGCGGCGTCCCCTCGGGGGTATTCTCAGGAGGCCGCGTTGGCGGCGGCCTGCATCTCAGCCCAGACGGTATCCCGCGCGGCTGCGGTGATCTGGTCTGCGATGCCGGGGGCTGCGTCCTGCAGCGCCTTGACCTTAGGCTTGCCGCTCTTGTCAAAGGCGTCGCCGGGCAGGTCGTTGATGGCATTGATCAAGGCCACGCGCAGTGCGTCGTCAATCTCGAGTGGGGCCACGGTTCCCGCCTCGTCTCCGGCCTCTTCGATTGCGCCCAGGGCGAGGAGGCGCGCAACCTGCGCCTCGCTGCCGATATCCTTGGCGTTGACCTGGTCGCCGATCTCCAGCCGTTTGGCCGCGATCACAGTGCGTTTGATGCGATAGCTCATGCTGCGTCCTCGATCAGATAGCCGGTGGCGGGGGCGGCGATGACTTCGCGGAGTTGCTCGCCCACGCGCAGCGTGGTGGCCCCTTTGAGGCCGACCTTGGGGTCGAAGAAGCGCCCCGAGACGCGGCCATCGAACTGTGCGGTCCAGCCCCATGCGGGGGCGGTGCCGTCGGGGCCTGCCTGCATGTTGCGATGAATGAGGGCGATATTGCCGCCCCAGACCTTCTCGAAGGCCGCCGTCTGACCCTTGCGGGCGGCGTTGATATAGCTGTCGCCCACGAGGATTTCCGACAGCTCGAAGAGCTCGGCCACCGCCTCGCGGCTGGCGCGACCCTTGTCGCCCGAGGTCCGGTTGATGGCCTTCAGGATATCGGGATGGGTCGAGAGCGCCGTCCAGGCCTTGCGCCCCATCGCGGCCACATTGGGACGCATGATGAAGGTGGCGTCGAGGGCGGCAGAGATCACACCGATGGGGTCAGATGTGGGATCGGTGAACTGGCCCGCGCCCGACAGCACCACCCGCTTGTCGGCGTCATAGTTGGCGGCGTCCTGCACCATGGCGGCCACGCGCTTTTCGCGGTCGAGCTGGATCAGATGGGTGAGGCCCTCGACGGCGCGTGCCTCGGGATCGAAGGCCGAGTTGCCAGCGGCGCGGAGTGCCCGGGCGGCATCGATGTCACGCTGCGGCACCACGTCGTCGAGACCGTAGTCCTTGACCGAAGAGGTGCGCTCTTCGCCGGTAAACTCGACCTGCTGGACCAGACCTTTGCGGCCCACTTCCGTGTCGGGCACGGTGAACATCTGTTCGGGCGGATAATAGGTCCATTTGAAATCCATCCCCATGACCGGCACGCGGGGCATCACCTGGTCGGCAATGAAGAAGATATCGGGGTTGCGGTAGTTGACGGCGATGGCGGTCAGGACCGGATCGACGACGAAGGGGGTGGGGGTGCTCATGGATCAGCGCTCCTAAAGATCAGGTGACGGAGTGACGGGCAATCGCCACGTCGATGATGTCGCCAGCCACGCCCGCCTGCAGCGCGTAGCCGATGGCGATGTTTCCGGCCCCGGCAGCGGCGGCCACGCCAAGGCCCGAGGCGTCCGACGCGACGGGCGCACCGGCAGTAACCGTGCCCGCAAGCTCGAGCTCGGCCGAGCCGGACATGATCACGTCCTGAAGGTCGCCCGGCTTTGCGTCGAGCTGGTCCGAGATGCCAATCGCGAGATTGGTCGCGGAGGCGGCCGCGAGGATGCCGCCAGCAGCACCAAACTTGACGATCCGGCGACCGGGCACTGCCGCCTCGGCGGTGAAGGATTTGATGAACAGTCCGGGATTAGGCATTGTCGCTCTCCATGGTGTCCTCGATCTGCCGGGCCGCCTCGGCGAAGCTCAGCGTGCGGCCCTCGGCCTCTGCGTCCTTGATCAGACGCTTGGCGGCGGCGGTAATGTCGTCCGACCCCTTGACCTGTGGCAGGGCGTCGCCACCCGCCCGCTCGCCGAATTCGATCAGCGGCTTGGTCTGTTTGGAAAGCAGGTCGCGGAACCAGTCGCGCGGGCTGGCGCTCTTGCCTTCGGCAAAGGCCACCTCGTCGTGGGCATCGAGGCTTTCCATGAAGGCGGCCATCTCGTCCTTGAGGCCCGGCGCGATGCGCCCGTCCTTGGCAAGGGCGTCGAGCAGGGCGGCATCTTCGGCGCGGCGGGTCTTGCTCTGCGCCTCTGCGAAAGCCGCCTCCTTGGTGGCAATCTCGGCCTCGCGCGCATCGAGCGCGGCTTGACGGTCTTCGGGGGTTTGCGTGTCCGTGCCGGACATATCGGGTTCTCCTTTTTGGCGTTCGGCGAATGGGATTTGCGTGGTCTCGGGCGCGCCTGTGGCGTCGCGGAGCGCCTCCTGACCTGCGGGCGTGCGTGCCCAGGACAGCACGGCAGAGATCGCGCCTTTCAGGGCATCGGTGAAACTGGCGACAGGCGCGTCCTCTTCCGAGAAGGCGATCTCAAGCGTCACGGCCTCGGCGTCCTCAGAGAACTCGGCCGCCTTGAGGCCCTTCACAGCGGGGGGCTGTGCGCCCAGAAATCCCACATGCTTGAGGTAGTACGTGCCCGGTGCCGGGTTTGCCGCCGACTTGGGGGGATAGAACGAGGCGCTGATCCGCTTGAAGCGGCCCGCGCGGACCATCTCGGCGAAGGCGGGCTCCACCTGGTCAGGCTCGGCGAAAAGCTCGGCCCCTTCGGCGCGCAAGCGTTTGACCCAGCCGTAAGCCGGGGCATCGGTGCGGGGATGGCCCACGACGATGGGGGCCTCATGGAGGGCGGGATCATAGGCGGTGGCGATGCCCTCAACCTCGGCCTCGGAAAACTCGAAGCTTTGCCCGGATTGGGCGGTGTGGCAGCCAGCGCGGAAGATGTGAAGCGGTTTTGTCATGACCCGACATTAAGCCGGGGCGACGGGCCAGATCAGATGAAGGGCTTCAGGGGAAAGGGTGGGGTGCTGCGCGCGCCACCTTGGGTCAGACTAGCGCCCTCTGAGGGCAGGCGGCAAGCCCGGAATGCAAACGGCCCCAGAACGGCCCGCTGAGTGCGTCTCTGGCTCCGGCGGGGGTTGGGTCGCGAAATCCCCGAGGGGGGTATTAAATGGGTATTTAATGAGGCGCTGAGAGGCCATTGCGTCTGGCGGGGTCGGTTGCAGGTGCAATCGGCGGGGGATTTAGCTCAGAACACGCACGGAGACTACTGTCCGAGGGCGCTGTCCAGATACTCCTCGATGGTGGTGACGATGGCGTCCGTGTCCTCTTGGCCCACCCCGAGATAGGGGCGCGCGGGAATGGCCCCCCAGGGGATCGACATGGAGAACTCGCGTCCATTCTTGTCCCGCCCGACGCGCGCGCCGAACGCCCCGGCCTCGGCCCCGAACTGCATCACGGCGGCCTGAATGACATTTGACCCCCAAGCAACTCGGTCAGCGGAAGGCTCAGCATTGATCGTGGTCGAAAGGGTGCGCGAAGGGCCGATCAGGGGCCGGGTGGGCTGACCGTCGCCGCGCCGCCGGTATGCCTCGAGTGTCGCGGGGCTCTTTGGTGCCCAAGGAGTGCCGTCCGGATCGGTGCCGTCTTTGAAGTTCTCCCGTGTGCTGTTGACCATCAGTTCGCCGATATCTTGCATCAAAGGGGTCATGTCGGACAGGGCTGCGGACACCCGGGCGAGCGCTTGGGTGATTTCCTCTTCGTTGATTTCGACGGTGATCATGGCTATTCTCCTATTGTCGGCTGTGCATCCACCCACCGCATTCAGGTTGCGGGAACGCTAAAGGGCGTACGGGAGAGGTCAGCCGATGTTTTCCACCCAATACGTCAAGAGCACGAGCCGCTGGCGACGCGGCCGCAAGACGAAATGCGCGATATAGCGCCGAGCACCAATTGCCTTGGTCAGGCGCAAGACCCTTGATTGTACACTACGGGCATCCATCCATTCAAAACTGTCCGGGTTCTGAAACATCTCTGGCAACCGACCCAAATCTGCCGGGGTGACAGCTATCTGCCCCCGCGCGGCTTCGCGCTCCCGGTTCCCGTGGCGGGCAAAAACATGCCGGATGGCATCAGCGTCAATGGCCACGTCGTAACGGTCCAGATCGCGCTGCGCGCCCTCGCGGTAGAGCCGGGCCTGTGCGGTGGTCATCAGCCCGAGGGACTGGATCGGCTCCGTTTCCGAGATTGTCCTTCGCGCGGCGACGGTGTTCGCCGCCTCGACGCGCGCCGCGTATCGCCGGATGTGATCGGCTAGGGACGGCAGGCCCCGGTATCCTTCTATCAGAAGGTCCCGTGTCCTGTCCGGTAGGCTGGTCATGTAGGCCACCGCGAGGTTATACCGCCAGTCGACGACCTTGGCTGCCATCGTCCGGATGTCATCCGCCACGCTGGCCCCGGGTGTGTAATCCCAGCCCTTGTCGATCCCTTTTGGCGCGCCAGTGCGCGGGTCCCGCGACTGCCAATCGTTAGGTAGGCGCTTGTCTGGGTCGCCGCCGCGACGACGCGCGCCGTCCTCAGAGCGCGCGCCGATCACATAGCAACTGCAGCCCCAGCCGTTGGGTGGGCCATGGGTGATCCAGAACGGATGGTCAGGCGGCAAGACCAGCCCGTCCCACCCCAAATGGATCACGCGCGGCTCGGTTGATCCGCCGTGCCGGTAGACCCAGAAGGCGAAGTTGCCCTCGATGAGCTGCGCAATGCGCCCGGCCGCGTAGCTGGTCGCGATGTTCGTGCGGTAGATCACCCGGGTGCGCCACGCCTCGCCGCGCGTGCTGCCTTCACCCGTCCAGCCGTGCCAGCCGCGCCGGGTGACGGTGGCGCGAAAATCGCGCCGGAATTCCTCGAGCGAGGTGCCTTGCGAGATGGCCTTGTCGACGGCGGCCGCCAGATCGGCCAGCAGGTCCGCCTTTTGCGCCCCGGCCACCATGAAGGCGCGGTCGTGCTGGGCGCGGGTAATGTCATCCCACCGCGCCGTTGGAACGAGGTCGCCCAGCCGCAAGCGAAAGGCCGCGATCTGCTCGCGAAACGGACGGCGGAACGTGGTGCTGAGGTCAGCCACTGTCTTCCTCCAGAGCAGCGCGGCCTCCGGCATGGGCGGCCGTGAGGGCCGTTGCAATCACGTCCCGCAGCGCCGTGTCGTCGAGGTCGGGGAAGCCTGTCAGCAGATGCTCGCGGAACTCGGCGAGGCTGGACGCAGTCTCCAGCATCGTCTCGACCTGTTCGAGTATCGCCAGCATGGGGGCTGAGGCTTCTTCAGCCAGCCGGTCGACCACCGCGCCAACGGAGCCCGAGATTGCGCCGTCATGCTCGGCAAAACCAGCCTCGGGCGGGTCTTCCCCTGGTGGGGTAGGCTCGGGAGGTGCTGTGCGCTCATAGCCGTCGCCATAGGTCTCCTTGACGCGATCCTCGGTCATCTGCCAGCCGATGCGATGCAGCTTCTCATCGCGGTCGACGGCGGCGGTTGTATCCTCCGGGTCTTCCATCTTGCGCCAGACCCGTGGCGGCGCAACACCGGGAAAGTTGAATTCACACAATCGTGCGACAGGTCCCTCATTGAAGGATTGGCAGACGAGATCGGCATCGGATTTCTTGACGGCGTCGCCCACGTCGTCATGCACCTCGGCCTGCGACCGGCTCGAGCCATTGTCGGTGGTCATGGTCTGCGACAGCACGATCTTGGAGATCGCGGCATCCATCGTGTCGTGCAGCTTTTGATAATCCAGAGAACTGGCACCCGCGGGTGCCGACAAAAGCTCGATATCCATGCCGTCGGGGATGATGATCCCGGCTTCCGAGCGGATGGCCAGAACCGCCTCGAGCAGCGTTTTTTGCTCCTCGGCGGTTGCCTGAGACGGATACTTGCCCCGCGCGGTCGGCATGCCGAATTTGTCGAGGGCAATGAGCCAGAGCTTCAGCCCGTTGCGTTTGAACCAGACCGGCCAATAGAGCCAATGCGCGAGGCCCAGCCCATAAGGCTCATCGTCGTGATCCGCGCCGGTCGAGAAGACCCAGAACTTCTCGGGCGGCATCTCCTCGCCTGTGAGCATGTTGGACATGGTCAGCAGGCGCAGGCCGCACTCCTCATCAAAGCGAAACCGCACGCGGTCACGGACGCGGATTTCCTCCCAGCCCCAGAGCTGCCCGTCGCGGCGAAACATCTGTTCGGCGACGGAATAGCCATAGAAGAGGCCCCAGAGCATTTTCTCGGTCAGCCGGTCGAACTTTAGGGCCGCGAGCTCCTCCCGCAGCCAGTCGGCCGCGCGTTTGCCTGCTGCCGTATCCTCGCCCGGTACCACCTCCCATTCCCGACTGGTGACGGCCGAGATGCGCTGCGTCATCACCGATTTGACCTGCGGGTCTGTCAGGATGGGCTTGTAGATGTCGAAACTGCCGCCGCCCCGGGTGCGCAGGATCGGGTCCGTCGGCTCGAGCAGCGGGCCGATCCACGGGCGGGTGATGTCGCGGCCACCCTGAATGCCCGCGAGCTCCATCGGGTTGCGCATCCGCACAGACCGCAGCCGCATGGTGCTGGTCTTTCTCGCCATCTCAGAACCCTCCGAAGTCCAAACCGCCACCCCCACGGGTAAAGCCCATGCGCCGCCCGCCGAGAGGGCTGGTGAAATCCTCGGCCGTTAAAGCGGTGCGCCGCCCGGTCGATTGAAACTCCATCGGCACCACGTCCTGATTGCTCGCATGCCAGGCGAGCGCGCCTGCGATGGCGCTGTCGCCGTGCCGGTCGAGACCGTCTGAGCCTTTGAAGCGGAAATTCTCGGGCACGCGGATGATGCCGTTCGTGTATTGCAGCGCCTGGTGGTCGCGCAGCACGTCCTCATGCGCTGGCAGAACGATGGTGCGATCCGAGAAGGCCTCGATATAGGGCGGCATTTCGAGCTCGTACCATGCCCTCGTGAACGAGACCTCGACGATCCGCGCGCCGTAGCGTTGTGCTGCGACCTCGGCGAGATAGGCCCCGTTGCCGGTGCGGTCCATCGCGCCTTTCTGGAAATTGGGCAGGCGGTCGAGCAGCCAGAAGAGCACGTCGCGCTGCTGGTCAAAGGGAATGTTGCGCAGCTCGACGATGAGCTTGGTGCGCCGGGTGAGATCGACGCCCTGCTCGAGAATGATGATGTCGGTCGCGTCGCCCGAGCGCGCAAAGTCCTCGCCCATGAAATGCGGGCGGGTTCGATCGAGGGTTTCAAGCACGGGTTCAAGGTGGGTTTTACACCAAGCGACAGCGGCGGCCTTGCGCACCGCCTCGTCGGCGTTCTTGAAGCTGTCGGGCTGTGTCCAGCGGTGGAACGGGATGCCCTTGGCCATGCAGGCTTCGATCTGCACGCGCGTGAGGGCCGCGCCCTCCATCTCGGCGGGTTCGGCGTCAAGCTCTTGGCGCATGGCGGCCTCGCGTGAGCCGTAAGCGCGGCGAACACTGGCCTCCCACGCGGCCTCGGCCTCTGCGCTCCAATCCTTGCCCTGCATCATGCAGACGCGTTTATAGAGCCCGTTGGCGACCGCATCGCCAAAGGTGTAGCGATGCACGGCAAAGCCGTTCTTGCCCGCGCGCGCCTCGCGGATCAGCTCGTTAAAGGCGTTGAGATAGCCGTTGTGGGTCGAGATGATCCGGACCTTGCCGCCCCAGATCAGCATGGCATTCACGGCGTCGATCACCTCGCGCACGTCCTTGTGAAAAGCGGCCTCGTCGATCACCACGGTGCCCTGAAGGCCCCGGATATTGGCGGGGTTGGAGCTTAGCGCCTCGACGCGGAACCCGGAGGCAAAGCGCACCCGGTAGGCCGAGATGAACTTGGTGGTGCCGTCGGGCTGTTGATCCTCGAAGAGAAACTCCTCGATGGGGTGGGCGGCCCCCGCGATCACCCGCGAGAAATGCGCGACATAGCCGATGGCCTCGCGGCCCTTGTCCTTGGTGTCGCCGATGTAAAAGCAGTTTTGCCCGCCCGCGCCACGTGCGGCGGCAGCAATGAGGGCGCAGCCCAGCATCTCGGCAAAGGTGATGCCCGTGCGGCGACCCTTCTCGCAAAGCTTGAGATCGCTCTCGTCGGCCAGCCAGGAGCGTTGATGCGCCATCAGGATGCCGTCGGCCAGCGGATCTAGACTCTCGGGGATTTCCGAGCCACGCGGCAGTTCTTCGGGGAGCGCGTCGGGGTCGCGGGTGAGGACGGGGGTGGTCACGCGCGCACCCCCAGAAACTCCCGGCGCAGCGTGCCGATGACGTCGCTGGAGAGTCCCAACTCATCGCGGGCGCTGTCCAGTGCCTCGACGGCATTGGCCCGCTCCTCGGCGGCAATGCGGGCGCGTTCCTTGACCATCAGCTGCTCGCGAATGCCCGCGCTCGACATTATGTCCTTCATCATCTTGCCCAAGAAATGCAGCTCGCGCGGGTCGATGTCCTCGCCCTCTTTGCTCATCTGCGATTTCAGAACCTTGAAGGCCACGCTTGTCATCATCTGGAACAGGACGCGATGCCGGTCGGCCTCTTCCGAGAGGTCATTGTCGGCGAGCCATTGTTGCGCCCAGGCTCCGGCCTCGTCCTGCAGCTTGACGAATTGCTCGTATTCCTGACCGTAAGCATGCAGCGCGCTCTTGCCGATGCGCAGCTCGAGCCCGTCCTCCGCGAGGCGGAAGTTCAATTCCTCGGCCAGCTCCTCGTAGCCGTGAAACCCTTTGGCTTTCCACCAATCATGCAGCCACTGGCGCAGCTCGGCGGGGAGCAGCTCGACCTTGCGGGGCGGGGGCATGTCAGAGCCTCCGCGCGCTTGGACGCTGGATATCCGGATGCACGGCCTCGCCGCGCGCGACCTCGATGCCGCGCCGCGTGGCCTCGGCAATGACAAAGTCGCCGTGGTCGGCCACCGTCACCATGCCCACCTCTTGCAGCCATGCCAGTTCGGTGGTCACCTGGTCAAAGGTGGAGCCCACGCCCACGCCATTGAGCACGTCGCGCAGGATCGAGGCATTGGCGGTGTAGCCCGAGACCTGTTCGAGATGCCGCAGAATTGCGAGGCGGCGGTGTTTGCGCAAGGTTGCCTGATAATCGCTCACGTCTTGCCTCCGTTTAGCAGGTGTTGTTCGTGCCGTGACACGATGGCCTCTAGCCGCGCGGTGATCATCGCGTTGCCTTCCATGACGGCGGCCATCTTCTCCATCGACCCGGTCTGTCTGACCAATTCGAGCTGGAGCGCGTGCATGTCATCCTTGCCGGGCATGTTCTGCACCGCCTGCTCGAGCCGGGAAATCCGGACCTCGTGCCGGTCCATCCGCTCGTGTCCTTCCGCGAGCGTCTGGCCGAGGTCTTTGCGGCGCGTGGCGATGAATGTGTAAAGCGCCACCAGCATCGGAAAGACGACGCCCAGCCCCTTCCAGAAGAGGTCCCAATCCATCATGCCGAGCGCTTCCAGTCGTCGAGCGCCGGGTTGTCCGTCACTTGGACGGCGGCCAAGGCGACCTCGGCGTCTGGTCCTGTATCGGCCGCACCCGGGCTGTCGGCGCGCAGCGCCTGCAATTGGGCGACGCTGCGCGCCACTTGCGGGGCCTGCGCGATGATCCGCACGGCCTCCTTTTGCATCGATGTGCCCCGGAACTTATGCAACTCGCGCGCGCCGAAGTAGAAGGCAACAATGGCCCCCATCAGCGCCCAGAGCGGTTCGGGCACGAGGGCGAGGCCGGTCATCCGTTCGGCAAACCAGACCGGGTCGGACATGGCCGACCAGAAGAGGAAAATGCAGCCAAAGGCCATGGCCGGACGCGGCAGGCGGTTGAGACCGTCCACGAACTGCCGCCAAAGACCCGGCGCACCGGTGAACTCCGCCGCCATTTGGGAAAGTGCCGCCTGCTGAAACGCGGCCTCGCGCATGTCCGCCTTCTCGGCATTGGGCCGAAAGACCTCGGCCGTCTCGGCGATCACATTGCGGCCTCCTCCAAAGAGCGCCCCCAGAAACTTGATCAGCCCCATGATGCCACCCTCTCTTTGAAATCTGCGTCCGTCATGCGGTAGCGCGCTGACATGAATTCCTCGGCGCGCTTGATCCAGCCGCCTTTGCCGCCCGTGCGCGAACGCGCGAACTTGCGGCTTGCGGGCCGCGTATCGGCGAGGCGGAGGTAGTAGTTGCGCCGGGCGATTGCGTAGGCGTCGGCGATATGGGCCGGGGCCGCGTCATGGGCGGCGCGCACCGTGCGCAAAGTGGCCGGGCCGATCACGCCGTCGACCGTGGCGGGAAACCCCATGTCTGTCACGAGGCGCTGCAGGATTTTCACGGCATTGGAGCCTGCGTTGACCTGCATGTCGAAGACGCTCGCCTGCAGAGCCTCAGGCAGTTCCGCGATGCGCGGCCGCACGAAATAGTGCTCGATGAAAATATCGACGGCGCGGGCGCGGGTCATGAGGCGCACGTCGGCCACGTCCACGTCACCGTCGCGGTCGAGATCAAGGCCCAAGCTGCGCATGGTGTGGATCGTGACGCCAAAGTTGGTGACCCCGCCGGGGTCGGAGGGGTCATTCACGAAGCCGCCTTCGCGGGCGACAATCTCTTCGGCAATGGTTCGGACTGTTTGCATGGGTGCCCCCTTTCCCATCAGGATAAAGAGGGACGCACAGCTTATTCAGATGAAGCCCTTCGCATGACCTTGAGGAGGGGTGGCTCTTCCTCCTCTGCCAGCGCCGCCTTGACCTGCAAAACGCGGCGGGCGGTCACGCCAAAGCGGTTGGCCAGTTCATTGACCGGCGTATCCGGTGCCTCGCGCAGCGCGTGTCTCAGACCGTCTCGGGTCTGCGCCCGGATGGAGGGCACGTCCACGTAGTCACCAGCGTAGCGGTCGGAAATCCATCTGGCAATATCCGGCCCTCCAAGCGCCATCAGCTGGCTTTTGGTCTTTCGCGTGCCGGGCACATAAAGGCGCATGCCGCCAGCGCGGAGCAAGAAACGCTCGACCGGGGCGTCGCCCACATCGGCGCGCATCTCGTCGACCCAGAGAGGTTCATTCTCCATTGGGCACCTTCCTGCGCCGCCGCCCCGGGTGTGGCGTATGACGCCGGGTCACGGTCACAACGCACCCGCCCTCGATCCTGTAGACGAACCCGTTGCTGATCACGCCGCAGGCTCCGGCCGCGAGACCTTGATCCACCACGCGCCCGATCTCGCGGCGCACCGCGTCGATATCCACGCCCTTGACCCGCTCGAGATAGCGGATCACGGCATGGTCAGAGGCGGGGTGGCGGGGCTTCTTCACCGGCGGTGATCCTCCCAGTCGAAGTCGATGTTCTGTCGCTCGCCCCAGGACTTGAGCGCTTGGATCACGTCGTCGATCAGCTTCCACTCGCGCAGCATGTCGACATCGGCCGGGACCGACCCCCAGACAGCGCCGAACCGCGCGCGGATGAACTTGTTAAGCCCGACGCGGGAGGGGTCGCGGAGTGCGCCGGATTGCCCGAGCTTGCGCCAAAGCACATGGATCATGCGCAGATCGGCGCGCGGTGCAGGCTTGTGGCGCGGGTTGCGGGGGCGATCTTCGAACCCGGCCTGCTTCAGCCGGTTGACGACGAGCTTCAACTCGCCGTCGTTCATGTCGCGCAAGGAGGCTTTGCCCGTGACGCTGACCTGCAAATCCCGGCGCGCGTCCTCGTCGAGGCCCAACTGACGGCAGGCCGCAAAGATCAGGTGTTGCAGGGCGCGGTTCATCGGCTCAGACCTTTGCCAGATCGATGGTGATCGGCTCCCATGGTGCGTCATGCGCCGCCCGGTGCCAGCACCGCACATAGGTCTTTGAGCCGACGGTGCGCATTGCATCCCGGATCGCGTCCTGCCCGCGTTTCCAGCGCGGATCGGTGCTGTCGCGGCGCAGGAGCATGAAGATCAGAGCGCGGTTGATCTGCCCCTGCTTGTCAGTGTTGAAGGCATCGGTCACAAGGCCGCGCAGCTCGGCGCGCGCCTCGGCAGACCACTCATTCAGGCATTCGTCAAAGAGCTGCTTTGCCGTCTGTAGCTCGGGGCCGAAGTCAATCCGGTCCGACACGCGCACCTCGACCTTATAGAGCTGATCGACGCTCATCAGCGTCTTGTTGCCCTTCTTGCCGCCGATCCTGGCATCATATTCCTGCGCAAGGATCGCCTCGAATGCGCCAATGTCGTCGAAGGTATGGGCCTTGAAACGCTTCACCTGTTCGGACAGCGGCAGGCCGTAGCTGACAATCTTGCGGACGGTCTCATCCTCGAGCATGTGTTGCGGCTTGATGGTCTCGAGCGGCTGCCAGCCGCCCCGGCCGTCGCCCATATAGATATTACCGTCGATTTCGCGACGTCCGTCCGGGATCGAAAGGGGGGTGAATTCAGACATTTTACTCTCCTGTTGAAGGGGGTGTTGAAAGCAGGCGTGGACCCACGCCATGGAGGGCGCAGACGGCGGCCATTGCGGCGATCTCGTCCATCGAGCAAAGCGTGCTGCCGCGCGGGCCAAGGAGGTCCACCTTGGCCACGCCCGAGGCCGCGAGGCGCAGCATCTCGTCGGGGCTCCAGCGGGCGATTTCTGGGGCGTTCATGCGTCGGTCTCCTTGTCGTCAAGAATGGCGTCGATCAGATTGTCGCGGATCACGACCTCGAGAATGCGGACGGCGAGGGCCTTGGTCTCCATGCCCCGCGCGATGGCATGCGGCTCGAGCGCGCCCCGGACGTCGGCGTTGAGCCGGGTCAGCTGCGCGCCTTGAGGCCCACAGGGTTTGCCCAGCCGGACAGGCGGGAACGCGGCCCCGTGGCGGCGCAGGTAGTGCAGCACGGAGTGAACACGCTGGGTCGTGACATCAAGGCGGCGCGCGATCTCACTGGCGGGCACGCCCTGAGTGGCCAGCGCCGACACCGGCGCATCGAGACTGTCGTCATGCCGCGTCATCGTCGGCCCCCTTGTGGATGGGACACCGATTGCAGGCGCGGTACATGGTGACGGTCTGCGAGTTCACGTTCTCGAACTGCGCAGCCTTCCCGCGCCACTTGCGACAGACCTGTTTGCCGATCTCGCCCAAGGCGGGGCAGTTGACCACCGCGCGCATGAAATGCCCGCGCACGACGTCCTCGACGATGCTGGTGTCCGCTGGGTAGCGGTTGCGCAGGATGTTCGACACGAGCGTCGCGCTGCGCTCCATCTTGACCGCGACCTTGTTTTGGCTGGTCTCGTCGCAGGCGCGCGCCAAGGCGGCCACCCAATCGGGCAAATCCTCGCCCCAAAATTCCCGGGCCGTGTCGAGCGCGCTCATGCCGCACCACCTTTCGCGGGGGCAAATTCGCCGGTGTTGGGATCGAGGATGCCCGCCAGACGCACCGGTTTGGGCGCGCGCGGGCCGGTATCCTCGACAAGGCGATAGAGCGCTTCGCGACGGCCGGGGATGGCCATTTCGACCACGCGCAGATGCTCGGAGGCCAAGAGCTGGCGGCAATAGGCGCGGGCCTTCTCGACGGTGACGGCGACGCCGCCTGCATTGGCATGGGCTGCGATGTCGACGGGGCTGAAGCTATGCCGCAGCGTGCGCATGGCGCGCCACATATTGCCCTCAGGCGTGGCCTCGCCAGAGACCGGCTGCGGGCCGGGCAGGGGGCGGTCTGTGGGGGCATACCAGCGTTTGCCATTGCGGGTGACGCGGCTCACGCGGATCTTACCCGCGTCCCGCCAGTGGCGCAGGTAGCGCACGGCGTTCTCGCGGCTGCAGCCGAGCCTGGACACGGCCTGCCAGTCGAACTCTTCAAGCTCGCGGACTTGCGTCCAAAGGCGATCAAAGAGGTCACTCATGCCCGGCCTGCCTTCTTCTCAGCTGCGAGCGGCACGATCTTTTCGGGGGCGCGTGGGGCGACGGGGCGGAAATCGTCGACCCGCCGGACGGCCGGGGGCTGGCCGGTGTCAAAGATCCTGTTGCCCCAAAGCTCGAGGTCGGCCAACCGCCGCCCCCGGCCCATGGCCAGTTCCTTGGCGCGGGCAAGGTTGATCGCCACCCGGCGGATCGAGCCGCCCGAGGCGTCGACGATGGCCCCGAGCAGGTCAGCGCCGACGTCGATGCCTGCCGCGTAGATCGGCGCGAGCTTTTCTGCGTCCGAGAGGTTGCAGGCGAGGGCGGGTTCCCATGCGAGCTGGCGGTTGTGGATGTTCTCCCAGCGGGTGAGGTCCTGCGGCAGCTTTTCTTCGCCCACCAGAATGACCGGGGCCTGACAGCTCTCATAGATGTCTCGGGCCAGCTCGATCATCCGCTTGCGCAGGAGGTATTGCGCGTCGTCGATGATGAGCGGGCGGTCGCTGCGGGCAAGCTGCGCGCCGATGGCATCCACCATAGCGGCCACGCCGCGTTGGGACGGCAGGCCGATTTCGCGCAGGATCGCTTGCGCCAGATAAGTTGGTGTCCAGCAGTCTTTGACCTGGACAACATGGGCCTGATATTCATTGGCTGCGACCGTCACGGCGGTGGTCTTGCCCCAGCCGGAGGGGCCGTAGAACGTGGCCATGCCGGGCAAGCCAAAGGCGCGGGTCTGAACACGATCGACAAGGCCAATCAGCGCTGCGACGTTTCGCAGGGGCGCAATGGATGGGGTCATGCTGCTCTCCTTTTCTTGTTACTCTTGGGCACCAAAGCGACGCTCCATGCGCAGCTGGGTGCGGTAGTCGGAACTCTGCTGATAGTCGGCAAGCCAATCGGCCTGCGCCTGCGTCAGCGTCTCTCCCTCCGCCTGCGCGGTCTCGAGGGCGCGGGCACGCAGAAACAGGGCTTTGGGATCGTCGGCATCGGCCTCAACAGGGCGGGTGCGATGCTCGGCGAGGCGCATCACGCGGGCGTCGATTTCCGCCAGATGCTCGATCTCCTCAACGCTTTGAGTGCGCCGCCGTTTGGGGGCGGCCCGATGCGGCGTGACCAGCTGATGCACCTGCGCCTCGGGCAGCGGTTCGTCTGCCGCCAACCCCGAGGCTGCGCGCACCCGCGCCGCCACCTCTGCCGCCGTCAACTCGCGTGCCGCCTTGGCCTCGTCGCGCTGCGCGCGCATCCACGTCTTGCGCTTTCGGTTGTGATCGCGTGCGGCCTCGACGTCGCGGAACTTGGCGTCCTTGAGACACTTGGCATGGCCGAGATACCGGCCCGCCAGATCATAAACCTCGAGCCCGGCTGTCAAATCATCCGCGTCGAACCGCGCAACCACCTTTTCCCCTGCGATCCGGTACATCCACTCGGACCAGTATTCCGTGTCGTAGAGCTTCAGCGCGCCATTGCTGGTCTTGGCCCGCACTCCCTCGGCCCGTAGGAGCCAGAGGCGCAGCTGCTCGTCGGTCGCGCGTTTGATCGTGGCGCGCGCATAGCCCTCGTTGAACACCTCGTTGAACGACCGCCCCATGGCGACTTCACTACGCCGACCGGGGCGGGCGTTGTGATGCGCAAGCTCCTCTTCCAAAACGAGGCGGAACTCGTCGAGCGGGATGGCGCGGGTGCCGTAATCTTCAGGCTTTGCCGTTGGTTTGTTGCCCGTATAGGCCCCGTCAAAGGCGGGATGCTTGGCCACCCGGTCGCAGAGATCGCGAAAGGCGCGCTCGATAGGTTTGGATTGCCCCGAATAGGGCGTGGCCCAGTGGACATGCACGCCCAAGAGCGGCAAGAGCCCGGGAATATCCTCGTCCGTGACCTTGAACCGAAACCGGGTTGGCGTGCCGCCCGTCATCGCCTTGGCGGCGAATTCGCGGCCATTGTCGATCAGAACCGATTGCGGAATGCCATAGGTCCGGATCAGATCACCGGTCACAAGCTGCACGGTGTGGCTGTTGGCGGTGTCCGACAGGCGCCATGCCAAAAGCTTGCCGGAATAGACGTCCGACCAGACCATCATCTGCGGTCGCACGGGTGTGTCGATGCCGGGCCAGCGCACGAACACGTCGAACTTGTGATAATCGCCCTGGACACATTCCAGCGGGACCATAAAGGCCTTGCTGCGCACCTGCGCGGGATAGAGGCGGCGGAGTGCCTGCTCGCCCTTGCGAAGGTAGGTTTCAGTCGGGGCGGAGACGTTGGCCTTGATCCAGCGCCGCACCTGATGAAGGGGCGGCACAGCGCTGTTGCGCCGCTCGGAGGTCCAGACGCGCACGGCGCGGTCATAGCAACTGGTGAGAGAGGGTTGCGACAGGCGCAGCCAATCGCTGCGCACCAGTGCCAGAAAGGCCGGGTCGACATCGCCCCGCTGGGCGGGGGCACGCCGCACCGCGCGCCCGTCGATCAGGTAGGCCAGCCGGTCGGCGGGGGCTACTCCCTCGACCTGCCCGAGGTAATTCCAGAGGGATTTCTCGGACCGTCCTAACTTTCGTGCCACCTCGCGCACAGCGGCTGAGCGTGTCAGCCCGGCTCCTACCAGCAACTCGACCTCGGCAATGGCCTCCAGCCGCGCCTCGGCCTCAGTGCGGGCCTTGTCGCCCGCCGCCGCATAGCGTTCCCACGCCTCGTCTTTGCCGGGCCGGGCCGCAGGGGAGTTGACCAAATCCGCGCTCAAACGCATGCGGGCGCGGATAGGCAAGAGGCTCCAGTGATACTCGACGCCGCCTCCCGCTCCTTTGCGTCGCCGCACCTTCCCCGCATGCCGCGCCCAGCCCTCGCGCTCTGCCAATAGGTTGATCTTGCGCTTGGTGCCGGGCAGGTCGGGCAATCCGGCCTCCGCCAGATCGGCAGCGCTCCACCACTCCTGCGCAGGGGCTGGGCCAATCATTCCGCATCCCCTTGGTCAAGCTCGCCAAGGAGCGCCGCAACCTCTGCGCTGCGCTCTTCAAGGAAGGCCCGGCGTTCGCGCTTGCCCGCGCGGTCCCATGCGTCCAAGAGGCGTGACAGCTTCTGATCTTTATCGCTGACCGGGGCAGGAGCCTCGCCGCGTGCGGCGCGATAAGCTTTGCGGGCGGCCTTGGCGCTCTTCGCTGCGCCTGCGGCCAGAACCTCAACCACATCGTAGCGCTCGACCGTCTCCTCGATCTTGCCGATTTCGATTAAGTCGGCGAGCGCGATGGGCTTTGGTGCGCTGCGCAGCAATTGATAATCCCGCGCCGAGAGCTTTGATCCGGCGGCCATAATCTTGTAGACTTGACGAGGGGAGACGCCGCGTTTCTCGGCAATGACTTCGCTAAGTGAACTGAAGTTCAGTTTGAACCAACGCGACGGGTCTCCACCTCGTTTCAATTCAGGGCGCAACTTTTGGACGGCCTCACGCCGTCGCGCGAGGAAATAGGCCTCGTCGAGCGTGCTCATATTGGCCCCTGCAAGGTTGCCGTCGATCTCGAACATCGCCGCCTCGGCGTCCGAGCAGCGCACCACGTCGCAGGGGATCGCCTCGGCCCCCAGTTCGCGCATCGCCGTCAGTCGGTGTGCGCCGTCGAGCACGTAATCGCCGTCCTTCTTGCGGCGCACCGTGATCCGGCCCACGAACCCATTCTCGCGGATCGCTTCGACCAAAGTGGCCACGCCACTCGGTGAAACGTCACGGAGGCGGCCTTCGATCCGAACTGTATTCACCGGTAATTCGATGATCGTAGTGAGGCGTTCAATCATGTTGAGGCCTCACGTGCCAAAACTTGCGAGGGCAAAGAGCAGGACGAACATCGCCAAAACCCCCAACACGTCGCCGATGACAGAAAAAACGCCCCGGCCGGAGCAAGCAGACTGGGCACAGCCGGGGCGCAGGAGCCGCGCGGCGCACAGGCCAGCACGCGCGCGGAGACGAAACTTATGGGCAAAGCGGCGGATCATCGGGCATGCTCCCGAACGAACGCTTCCTTGCGGATCGACAGATGATGATCCTCGGCCAAGCGGCTCAGGCGCATCAGCGGCAGCGCGCAACACGGCTCGTCGATGTCGCGCACCAATTGCAGGGCCAACGCCACGCGCTGCGCCTGCGGAATGGCCGCGATCTCGTCCTGCAACTGGCCCGCATCGGGAATGAGATCGGAAATCCGCATCACATTGAATCCTGTGTTGAAGGGGGTGTTTCAGGGGCGGCACCTTGGCGCAGCACTGCGACGGACAGGCCTGTGGCAACCACGGCCCAAAAAACGAGGGCGAACAGGAAGGCTATGGCAAAGCCGCTTCCGGGTGGAAGGTTGCGTTCGGGTTCGGGCCGCAGGTTCATGCTACACCCCCGGTTGCGCGGACGAGGCTCGACACCCCGTCCGCGCGCGCCCTACCATCGTCGTTGCCAACAAACCGAGGGAGGGAACCCATGAGAGAACTGACCGGCTCTGAGGTCGTCAGCACCATTTGTCGCCGCGTACTCGGGCGCGAATACATGGCTTGCAAACACTTTGATGTTGCGCCGGGCGAGGCGCTTGCTGCGCTTGTGGAGATCAGGCGACTGCTCGGCGATGGTGAAGTCCGCACACTGTCGGGCGAAGACACGCTCCCGGATGCGCTTCCCATGCTCGCGCGTGTCGCCGAGACCGGCTCTTTCGACCCTCTGCGCTTCGCCTCCGCACGTGAGCGCGACTCTTTGAGGTCAGAGCTGAATAGGACGATATCTGACATCACGCCCCCTCCACGCTCTTCACGCGCTCTAGAAAAGCTGCCTGTTGGACTTCGCGGATTAGACCTGGGATTAGCGATTTTCGCGTTTCATATTCAGCATGGCTAAGCCCATGTTCCATGCAAAAAGCTATCTCGCCCGCCAAGGCCAACGCTACCGGGCGAGGAAGCGGGATACGTTTGTAGCAGCAGACGGTGAATTCGTGGAATTCGTAAACAGGGCGCGTCTCGTACAGTTCGCGCTCATCTTCCAGCGTCTTTATGCCTTTCGCGCGGCGGAAGTCCGACCAGTTGTAATCGTAAAAGCGCAATTCGCCCCGTGCGCAGGCTAAACGGATTGCGCGGACCTCGCTTTCGGTAGTGACAAGGCTCATGATGCGCCCTCCTGCTTGGAGGAAGGGCGGGGGATGTCGCGGGGCCATTCGAGGTCCCGATCCCAATTCTCATTGAACCAAGCGAGCAAGCGCTCGGCGGTCGCAGTGCGGCAATCCCAGCCGCACTCGATCATTTTCTTGAAAAAATCGCCCTTACCCAAGGCGCGCATGGAGATCGCATAATGCGTTACCCCGCGATGCGCGGAGAGCGTGGTGGCGAGTGTGATGAGGGCGTCTCTCTGTTTCATGAGATCAGTATAGCCACTACTAGCCCGTGTATGCAAGCCAGTAGAAGCTTTATGTTTACGAATTGGCCATTACTGGCTATCGTGATCAGATGGATGTGATTCTTAACCAGATAGATGAGGCCCTGAAAAAGAAGGGCTATTCAGACGCTAAAGCCTCACGGCTTGCCGTCGGCCATCCGTCTTTGATTAAGAACTTTCGAATGAAGCGAGACGGCGATAAGCGGTATAATTGGGCTTCGTTGGAACGGCTGGCCGAAGTGCTTGATCTGGAATTATATTTTGGCCCACCGCGCGAAGCTGGCACGGTCTATACAACCCAACTCGGACATGATGATTTCGACGTGATCCTACGCCTTGATGCCCGCCTTGCTGCCGGGGCGGGCGTAGAGAATGGCGAGGTTTCATATGAGGGCGCACTTGCTTTCTGCCGCAAGTGGTTGAACGAACACAATATTTCACCGTCCCAGGCCTGTCTGATGCGCGTCTCTGGCGATAGTATGTGCCCAATGCTTCGTGACGACGACGTGGTCATGATCGATCAACGCAAAACCACGATCCGTAATCGCCACGTCTATGCGCTGGTCGATGTAGATGGTTCTTCGCGGGTAAAGCGTGTCGAGCTGGTTGAAAATGAGATGATCATTCTTAGCTCTGACAACCCGAATTACCCCACCGAAACGCGTCGGGGCCCAGATATGAACCGCATTCGCATTCTAGGTGAGATCGTTTGGTCATCGCATGCGTGGTGA